CCGTTTCCCCCGCCTGTAGTTTCTGAGGCTTTATTATGTCAGCATTTACAATATCAAGAGATAAGTTGAATTCGTTTTTGAATTGCTTCGGCAAGGATTTGATGGACATTGCTATAACGGTCAACCGTGAAAGTATTCACGCCGCAGTTGCTAAGAGTACCCATTACATTTCACGACAAGTGGAATGCACTGACGGTACTCCGGGCAACCTGTACATCTCGGACATACCGAAGATGAAAGCGTTCCTTGGTACCAGTAAGATACCTGAGTTGCAGTTCAGTCAGCAAGGTAAAACCGGTACTCTACACATTCGCTGTGGTAACACAAGTCTACAGATTCCAACGACTTCCTACATTGAGTCACAGAAGAAGGTCGGGTTGATGACCAAGACCATTGAGAATGCACGGGACAGTATGTGGCGTACATGGTTCAACATACCGTTGACACATCACGCCAAAGTCTCAGCAGACTCGCTGAAACCTGCTACTGGTTTCAAGAAAGTCTTGGGTGACAAGTTCGCATGTAAGACCGAGTTTGACCCCGAAGGAGATGAACTGGTCATCCGTGGCGGTAAGACCGCTACAGGAAAGATGTTCGTCAGAGCCCCACTTGCTGATGTTGAGTCTAACGGTATGCCTGTTAGGTCAGCCTTTGATAAATGGTTACCGGAATTACTCAGTAACCTACCAAGCGGTGAGTTTGAACTACACACTGGTGACGAGACTGTACTCATTCTTGAGCAGACTGCTACCGATTTCTTGATGGTTGTCATAGACCAAGTATACGAGGAGGACTGAGTATGAGTGGTAACTATCAATATGTCAACAACGACCGCCGAGATGTCTGTTGGCTCTGCGGTGGCCGTCTCATTTGGGGTGCCGACTTTGACCCATCTGATTACGGCTACGAAGGCGACGGCATCGTCGCTACCCTTCACTGCTCCGACTGCGAGGCTCAAGTGACCTATGTTCAAATGCACGAGGAGGAGTAAGAGTGATTGTTGATACCTTCCGACCTGACCCCGAAGGGCCTGACCACATCTACAAGAGATGGCGTGATGCAGAGGGTAACCTCATTGAAGAGACTGTCACTGACTTCCGACCTTACTTTTGGATTTCAGCAGACACCTCTCTTCGCTATGCCGAACGAGTCATTGATGATTACCCCGGTGCATCAATAGACTGGGAAGACACTGCGATTGGTCTAAGGACGGAAGAGAAGTTAGTCAAGGTTTACGCTTACCGACAAGGTGACATCCGAGACATGGCGAGGCGGTTTCAGAAAACATGGGAAGCCGACCTCAGTTTACAGGACAGATACCTCATTGACACTGTACAAGAGATGCCGGAATGGAAGCCACGGGTATGGCACTTTGACCTTGAATGGGACACAAAGACACATGAGACAACAGTAATGGCTGTCATTGACAGTTACACCAATCGCCATGTAGCGTTCTGTTGGGAGAAGGGTAACCCCCGTGACCTTTACAGTAGCCGTCACTCTGTTGAGGAGAAGGTCACCGAATACGAGTACAAGGGCGAGCAAGTCCCACTGACTTACGAACGCCATCTGTACGGCTCAGAACAGGAAATGCACACTGCATTCCTTGACTACTTGGACGAATGTGACCCTGACATCTTCGTAGCCCACGCTATCATGTGGGCTGACCTACCTCATCTCACTAAGCGTCTCAAGAACTTCCGCAGGCTCAGCCCGCTGGGTAGGGTTCTACGGCCCAGCAAAGGGTCATACGACTATGTAGACCAACCCATCATCGGTAGACTGTGCTTTGACACAGCGGCACCGATGAGAAGCGGTAGTGGGTTTGAGCGTGTATGGAAGGACAGCGGTAAGCCTCAGTTGAAGAATCTCAAACTGGACACCATTGCACGAATGTGTAACTACGGTGGTAAGTTGGACATGGATGTCTTCACTGGGTGGACTGAGCGATTTGACGAGTATGTTGACTACTGTATGGTTGACACATTCCTCCTCAAGCACATAGACGAAGACAACCATGTATTGGATTTCTTCCTATCACTGCAACGATTCTGTGGCGTTAGTTTCCGCTCTTGTCACAATGTCACTCGTTTCGCACGAGGACTACTTCAACGCAGGACTGAATGGAAGGCACCTTCCAAGTCCATGCAAGAAAAACAGGAGTACGAGGGTGCATTCATCCCACCTCCACGACCCGGTAGATACGAAGGCGTAGCCTGCGTTGACTACAAGGGTCTCTATCCATCACTTATTCTATCTCACAACCTGTCATGGGAAACACAAGTTCCCAAGGACATGGCCGACCAAGAAAATGTCAGGCAATTACCTGACGGTACTTGTTGGCGTCAAGGTGTACCTGCCCTGTTACCGAGCATGGTCACTGAACTCTTTGAAGTCAGAGACGACTACAAGAAGCGAATGCGAGAAGCCTCCACCGAGTCTGAGAGAAACGGATGGAACACCTTGCAACTCGCTGTTAAGCGTGTCATGGCTTCACTGTACGGTGCGACCGCCAGTGGTTATTGGGGCTGGTGCGACTTTGACATTGCTTCGGCTATCACTGCGTGTGGTCGTGAAGCAATCAAGGGCCTCATGGAAGAATCCGAGGCGGCTGGCTATAGTGCCCTCTACGGGCATACAGATTCAGCCTTCGTTGAAGTTCCCTTTGAAGAGGCACACGACCTCGCTAAGCACCTGACTGAGGTGATTCAGCGTAAGCAAGACGCCAGTCACCTCATCGTTGAATTTGAGGCTTACATGCCCTATTGGATTGTAGGAGGTAAGAACCTCTACTACGGTATCTGTTCCTACCCTCCCGAAGACGAGGGCAAGGTAAAGAGCGCAAGGTGGGGTAAAATCAGCACCCTCTCCCCTATCTCCAAGAACCTTGAGAACGATGTCTTGACAGCCATCTGTACAGGAGCAGAAGAGGAAGAAGTTATCCAACTGGTCAGACCACTTGCGAAGCGCATCAAGCGTGGAGATGTGGAACCCAGTGACCTCGCTACCACTACAAGGCTACAGAAGCGTCTCGGAGAATACTCAGAGACGGCAGGAGGAGCAGTCAAGGCGGCAAGGTATTACAACGAGCACATTGCTAAGAAGGCCCACTACGGTCAAGGGGACAGTGTGAACTGGACTTACATCAGTCGCACCCCCGACGGCCTGCCTTCTATAGATGTAGTAGCATACGAAGAAGCCAGCGATTTGGCTGGTTTTACGCTGAACTACGACCTCATGGTTGACAAACTCATAAAGGCTAAACTCAAGCCTATTTTCAAAGCCCTCAGTTGGGACTTGGAAAGAGCAAGCGGGGCGGCTATGCCCAAACAATACTGGTGATAAAATGAGCAGAATAGAAGATGAAGTATGTAAGAAAATTGCACAACGAGCGGCGGTCGGCCTAAGTAAGTATGGAGTCACTATGGAGACTGCGCCGCTATCACGCCTTGAATGGCTCGTTCATGCACAAGAAGAAGCAATGGACTTAGCAGTGTACCTACAGAAACTAATTGAAATGGAGATGGAAGAATGAGTGATAGAGATTGGAGCGCATACGCTAAGTCAACTTACCAATGGAAACCCGGACATGAAAAGATGCTCCGTATGACCAAATCCAGCCTAACGAGTGACTTTGACTACTGCCCAAAGCAGTACGAGTACAAACGCATTCACCGCCTCCCTGAACCGTCAAGTGACGCTATGATGAAGGGGAACAATGTACACGAAGCCATTGAGGTATTCTACGACAATGTACCCCCTGTCCTTGACGAACTACATACACTGATGCAGAGGAATAAGACTGAGGAGGCTTTACAACTGGCTCTCAGTGTCATACCTGAACAAGAGTATGTACTTGGGGAAGGCCCGTCTATTGAGCAAAGAATCCGTTGGGACTTAGCGAGACTACTCGCTGGTGGTAAGGAGAACTATCTCCCTGTCATCAACGAATTGGAAATTCACGCATTCGTTGAAGAAGAATTTGAATTCAATGGCGAAGTCCACACAATTCCCATCCATTTTGCTGGGAGTATTGACCGAGGTTATGCGACAGATGAGGGTACCTATGCACTCATGGAGTTGAAGACCGGGAAGTGGGTTCAGACCAAGAACCGCCAAGACGAATGGAAGGACTCCAAGTTCAAGTTGGAATCTATGCGACAAGAGATGGCGTTCTACAAGTATCTGTTACAGGTCGCTGACCACCCCTACCAAGATGTTTCGCATTGGGGCTGGGTATATCCGTCGGGTAACACTGCGAAGTTGGACCCGTTGAACAAGTACGGGTACGAACAGCGTGGCGTGAACAAAATCACCTACGAGCCAGCGACCGGTAGGACTTGGACAACATTCAGAAAACGAGTAGAGCGACTCAAGGCGGCACTGCTGACAGCGTACCTCACAGAAAACTTCCCGACCAAGGCAAGCGCAGGTAAATGCGCTTGGTGCAATTTCAAATCAATTTGCCCAAGTTGGGAAGGAAGCGACAACCCTCAAGAATACCTTGACAGTTACAAGGAGGAATGATTATGATAAGAATAGAAAACATACCTGAAACAAAAAGAAACATTGAAATCCAATTGCAGAACGCAGTGAAGCGACCAGTGAGGGCTTCGTTTAGTCATTTGGGCAAACACAAGACGCACAGTATCGCCATACAAACGACGCTGTTTGAATTTGACGAAGAAGCGACTGGCCCTAAAGGTACGATGTACCTAACATTGAACACTACACTGTTGCAGGATAGACAGGAACTTACTAAGGTTATTAACGAAATCGCTAAGAAATATAAAAGTGATTGATATGCAGATAGTCTTTGATTTTCCACGAGAGGTAATGGAACTCAGTCCCGAAAGAGGCAGAGGTTATCGTAAAATCGTGAGGAGTAACGGAGATTTAGAACGCTACTGGGAAGGTAAGAATGGAGTCTCTAATGCGTACATGACAGTGTACGGCTACAGAGCAACACTCCCACCTTACAACAAGCGAGTAAACTTGGAGACCCCGATTGTGCGACACTTCGTTATGGACTTTGACCCGAAGGACTTCCGAAAGAACAAGGGTAACAATGTTGACCCCGAAGCACCTTTGCTCCAAACCAAGAAACTACATCAGTTCCTCTTAGAAAGGGACATCACTCACGGGGTTTGGTACAGCGGTGGTGGGTTTCACATTTGGATTGGACTTGACAAAGCATACATACCCAGTAACGGTGACAGTTTGTCCGACATCAAAGAAGCCGGTATGAAGATAGTCAGCGATTGGATTTACACCATGGACTTGTACTGCTCTGACCCTGCCGTACCCTTTGACACCAGCGGTATGATTCGCATCCCTAACTCTTACAATTCCAAGCGTGGACTATGGTCAATACCTCTGAGTACGCAAGACCTTGAGGCAGGGCTCGCCTACATCACAGAGAAGGCACTTGACCCCGGACAGGGAATGATACCCTACGGGAGCCAAGGCTTGAAGTTGGAAGTAGTCAAAGGTAAAAGCAGAGGCAAGGTATTCAATCCTAACTCAAAACCTCTTGATTTGCCCACTATCTCAATGGATGGCGTCATTATCTTACCGTGTCTAAACTCAGCGGCATGTCGTGTAGGGAGTAACCCAAGTCACGACGAACGAGTACAACTCGTCAAATACCTATCAAAACGCCTGAGAAATTTCATGCCTGTTGAGCGCATTGAGCGTTCAAAGATAGAAGAACACACAGAAACAATTGTCAATTTCATTCGCTCACTTGAGTGGGCTGATTTCAGAGAAGAAACCACCCGTTATCAGGTAGGAACTATCATCGGTACAGAGTACCCACAAACATGCTCTATGTTGTACAAGAAAGGTATGTGCCTCGGTAAATGTCGCTATTGGGATAAGACCGGTGCTATTAACGAAGGGGAGGAAGAGTGATGCGTCGTTGTTTATTCTGTGAGGCTAAATTAGCAAACAAAGCATCTTCCCGTAGAGTAAGAAAGAAGCCCATGTGTCATGTATGCTTACATGCAGGTCCGGTGGGTGACCGTAGTGACTATCGGTGCAAAGGTACCACTCGTGCCGGTAAACAGTGCGGGCATTATGCGATGGAACATAGTGAATACTGTGCAGTCCATAAATTTCAGGGGAATGCAGAATGAAAATCACTGAGCCTCTCTTAATTGATACCAACGAGAGGGGGCCGCTTCACGATGCCGTCGTTAGAGCGGCTGAAAGGGAAGGATTCACCATCAAAAAAGAGCACTTACAGGGTATGGGTGACTACAAGGCTGGTAACGCCAGTATTGAGTGTAAAAGCATCCCTGACCTCATACAGTCTACCTTCAAAGGGCACTTACAGCGTCAAATTGAGAACCTTGACGCTAATTGCGAGCGTGTGGTACTCGTGGTACATGGTGACATTGCAAAGTATGTAGCCCTGAGCCGAAACCAAGGCAGGCCGACCAGTTACGCCAAGACACTTGACCTTATGTTGGGTATATTCGCTCGGTTGACCGCCGACTTTGATTGTCACATTTACAGAGCAAAGGACCATGCCGAAGCAGGTATGTTCATTGCGAAATTACACAGTAAAATGCACAAGTCTGCGAGTAGACACGGTGCGAGGGCTGTCACGAGAACCAGTACGAACGATGTAAGGGCCGATATGCTCGTAACCATCCCCGGCATTGGGCCTGAAATGGTAGCAAAACTGCTGGAAACTTGCGGCTCAATAGAAGAGATGCTTTACCCTGAATCACTCAAAGCAGTGAGGGGTATGGGGCCGAAACTAAGGCAAAGATTACTTGAGGTTCTGACTTCGGAGGAACCCGTGCGAGTCCAAAAAACATACAACAGAGGAGAGAGAAATGGAACACAGAGCAAGTAAATACGAATGCGTGAGGAAATTCCCGATTTTGAAGGGTTACCTTGAACACTTTAAGGAAGTCAGTAAGAACAATGAGATTCCCGGTTTGATTTCATTCTTTTACATTCTTGGCCAAGCGGCCATACCGTATGTGAGAGTACCTGTAGGCGGTAGTAACCTTGACCCAAGGGTGAGTATCTTTTGGATTCAAGATACGAGGACAGGTAAGTCAGCGGCGTACCAAATCATTGAGAAGGTGCTGAAAGAGTCGGGCCTAACCTCCATGGACTATAACAGTGGTAACGATGCCGCTCTACTTGGTACACTGATACCTGACCCTGATTCGGAAGACTCAAGAAACCCCGACATGATTGTGCGTGAAGGTATTCTTGCAGGTCGTAAGGGACTGAACTTTGACGAAGGTAGCGTAGTGCTCAAGACAGGACAGTACAACGAAAGTACGACCCTGTTCTTGCAGTCTGCCCTCAACTCTGCCGGTACAGGTAGAAACCTCATCACCAAGAACATGGCGAGAGACTCATTCACTATCAAGTCCGAAGTATCGCTTTGGATTACCACCTATCCTCCAAAGGGTATCAAAGAGCATGTACTGGACAAAGGTATTTTCCAGCGTGTTCTGACTTATTGGCGACACTGGACGCTTGAAATGAAGCGTGAAATCAACCATGCTCTTGCAGAAGATGTCTACAGTGAGCCTAAGTTTGAGGTACCGTTTGAAGAGGTGACTGGCTTTTTCAAAGATATACAGAAGAGCCTTAAGCGTAGAGTATTGGACTTGAGCGATATACCTCCAATGGAATGGGATGAGATGCACACTGATGACCAAGAAAGAGTCGTTATGGGCCTTATGCGCCAAATGTTTAGGCCCGACGAGGCGTACATCCCTGCCCTCATGTCTGCTATTGACGAGTATTACAGTATCGTTGAAGTCATGAGTCCCGATAAACAGGGTATCTGTTCATCATTTATCATGGGACTACAGAACTACACGAACATTCTCGCTCATCACTTCGCTATGATTGAAGGGACTTGGGTTGTCAGGGGCGACCATGTTGACATGGCTAAGGAGATTCTCTTTGACCTCTATCAGAACCTCATTCAGTGGCTTGAGTCCGAAGTCAACATCGGTGCAGGTGCATCCGAGAAGAACAAGATGCAAGGTCACTGGAAAAGTGCTTACAAGCAAGCAGAACTGTTTGACTTTGATGACCATCGTGGTCATGGCTGGGTGAAGAAGAAGGAACTGATGTCCAACTTCGGAAGGTTGGCCAATTACAACAGTCACGCCACTGTCAATCAGAAGTACAATACTTACGGCACAGAAATGTTCAGCGACACAAGAGAAGGTGTCCGTGTATTTGTGCGACTTAACGATGAGTACCGAAAAGGTGGTAAGTCTTGACCAAGACTTTTTGGTATACCGAATGTGTTATCTGTAAGTGCGAGTTAGGGAAGGATATTGGGGGATATGTACTCGGTACACATCTTAAAAAAATGGTCGGATTATGCGACGGTTGTAAATTTACTATGGAGGCGTTCATCAAATGAAAAAAATGCTGGCTCTTGATATTGAAACTGCGAACTTTTCTCACGAGATAGGTGGCTGGGGCTCCAGTCACTTGTTTGAACCCACTGTCGTGGCGACATGGGACGGCGAAAAGGGCGTAGTCTACGCTAACGAAAAGGTGTCAAAGTACCTACCCGAAGGAACAGAGGTCAAGCCTCTGCATCCCAAGACTATAGGTGAAGACTTGGCTAAGCATGTCTCAGAGGGAGGCATGGTTCTCGGTCACAATTTGAAGCAGTTTGACCTCCCCATCATCAGAGACGCACTTGATTGCTGGACAGCAGGTGACATCATGGCTAAGTCCGAAGAGCAAGTCTTTGATACATCTGCTCTGTTGAAGAGTATCACGGGACACGCTGTCCCACTATCTGATGCATGTCTACATACACTCAAGAAAGGTAAACTGATGAACAGCCACGATGCTCCTGTTGAATGGAGAAAGGGCAATTATGACAAAGTGGCGGAATACTGCCTCAAAGATTCTCAACTGGTATACGAACTATGGGAACATGGTTTGAATGAAGGTTTCGTGAAGGCTCGGTGTCGCAAGACAGGTGAAGTCAAGGAATACGAAGTAGACTGGTGAGAGGAGAGAGAAATATGAACGAAAACGAAGGAAATACAAGCGCAGTCGTCCACAACATACGGGCGGCTAAGAGAGCAGTGAACACGGTCAAGACTACACTTGGACCAATGGGCATGGACAAGATGATGGTAGACGGTGGCGGTAATGTCATCGTGACCAACGATGGTGCTACCATCTTACAGCAACTTGACATCACTCACCCTGCGGCAAAGATGGTCGTAGAAGCGGCGAACACTCAAGAGAACATGTGCTATGACGGTACGACCAGTACGGTCGTTCTTGCTGGTGAACTACTGGGTAACAGTGAACTCCTATTCAGCAAGGGTCTACATGCTAACATCATCTGCCGTGGATATAGAAAGGGCTCTCGTTGGGCAACCGAACATATTGAACAACAATTGGCCTTTTCTGCAAAGAAGCACCTTGCTATGGTAGCCAAGACATCAATTACAGGCAAAGCGTTGGAATCCAGCGTTGAGCATGTAAGTGAACTATGCGTTGAGGCTGTCAAGACTGCTGGTGGCGAGTACGAACGCATCCGTGTTCTGTGTCAGCCCGGTGGTAGTTTAGACGATTCGTCCTGCTTCTCCGGCGTGGTGTTGCATAAGGAGTTCATACTCCCTGCTATGCCTCTCGTGCCGACAGGTAAGGCTCTAATCATCAATACCGGACTCAGCGACATCAAAGACGAAGGTAACATCCAACTCAGCCTATCCTCGGCCAGTGAGTACCAACAGTACAAGCGACAATCAGGTCGTGAACAATGGGTGGACAAGGCTCAGACCATCATTGACCTGCTCCCCAAGGGTGGAGTCGTCTTTTGCCGAGACACCGTTCATGAAGTTGTAGCGGCTACACTGGCCAAGTCTGACATTTCGCTGGTTCATCGTATACCTGAGAGTGATATGACCGCTCTGTCTAAACTCCTCGGAGCCACAGTTGCTCACAGCACTGACGACTTGATAGAGGCAGTAGACTGTGATGTTGAATGCAAGCAAATAGGTGACATGAAGTATGTTGTCGTCAAGGGAGAAGGTGAAGTGACTACCCTCATCCTGCGTGGTGCTACCAAGCAGACCCTTGATGAGACTGAGCGTGGATTTGAAGACGCTCTCGGTGTCGTCTGTCTCGCTTACAACACCGGTAAGGTCGTTGCAGGCGGAGGTTCTTCGTATCTCAATGCGGCACTGCATATACGCTCAAGAGCGGCAGAAGCAGGTGGCCGAGAACAGATGGCCATTGAAGCATTCGCAGATGCACTGGAGTCCATACCTGCTACCATTGCAGAGAACGCCGGTCGTGACCCACTGGACACCATCCTCACACTCAGGAACGAACACAAGTCGGGTAACACTGACGCTGGCCCTGATATTGAAAATGGCGGAGCCTGCTCTATGTTAGAGCAGTCTGTCTACGAGCCTGTTGATTTAGTCAAGCAGGCGATTCAATCGGCAAGTGAAGTAACCATCAGTATTCTACGCATTGATGACATCATCGGAAAGCGAGAGTAAGTCCAACTTGGGTGTATGGTGTAACGGATAGCATTCCGACCTTCTAAGTCGGAGATGGGGGTTCAATTCCTCCTACGCCCGCTTGACTTTTGCTCACCCGCTTGCGTTTTTTGGATTTTGCTCACCACTTCACTTAAGTACAGAACACCATACGGAAAGATACGGGGCAACTTATGAATTCCCCTACCAACTAACGGAGAGAGAAATATGAAAATATACACAGAAGAAGACAGCATAAAAGATACTGGAACGGAATACTATGTCAGTATTATTGAAAGTGAAATGCAAATTGCAGAAGAAATGCCAGTGAACGGTTTTGTTCGTGACAGTGGTGATGGCGAATACTGGCTTGGACATTTTGAAACGGGTACTTGGGCAGAAGAATGCATCACCTGTACGGAAGAACAAAAAGACGCACTTGCATACCTTGCTAACTACTTACAGATAGATGCTCAGTTTGTTTCTCGTGAAATCGTAACGAAGGGTCTTGAACTGGCCAAAGCAGTACTTACTTACCCGCCCGCCGAATGAGATACTTGGACAGCCGACCGCCGGTTTGTTTCGCTACAGGTTTAGCCTTGCGCTTGCGCTCGCCTTTGAAGCCAAGTTGTCCGTGAAAGCGTATGTACTTGCACGAAGGGCATTGGTGAATAACGGCCTTCTCGCCGCTGATGTAGTTACCTACAATACAGAGAGGCAGAGCCTTGAGATTACAATTCTCGCACTTCTGCTTGAGAAGGTCTACGAAGCCACCCATCAACTCACCGTATGCAAGTCTACCTTGTGCCAGTTTGCGCCATCGTAAATGAACTTGGCGTACTTGTTGATGGCGACATCTACATTGATTTTGGTACTCGTACTGTGACCGCCACTCGTTGAATCAAAGTGTAGGGTATGAGAGCCAGCCTTGTGGTAGATTTCAACGACATGTCCTACCCCGAATGCACCAGTAGGGTTGATGGTTCTGTTGTTGTCCGTAGTGACAATCCATATGTTGGCTTGGTCAAAGGTGAAGGTGACATTCCCCGAAGTAGTGACTGTCTCAAGACGATTCGGACCAAGCACATAGGTACTTGTTACAGGCGTACTGTTGAGATTCTTCGGTATTGAGGCGTAGATTGCGCCGTGCTTGTTACCCGCCACATCTACTCTATGAGTTTGCCATATGGCTCCGAAGGTACTACCGCTAAGGTCGCCGTCTTCGGGACTGGAGAAAAACCCGTCCAAGTCAGTGACAGCGTTGGCGGTGTCTACATTGCCGATTGACCCTTTGGTCATGGGTGTCAGGTACAGTGGGGACGAACGAATGTAAGTCCTCCTGTCATGTATCGTAGGCGTAGTGTTGAGCGAAGCAGTAACGCTACCTGCGCCACCTGTCATGGAGTATCTTATCACGCCGAGAACAGTGTGATGATGATTACCGTCAGTGTTTCCGCTGATGCTGGGAGTTGAAAGAAAACGGTTGGGAATCAGAGGCGTACCACTACTGGGTGCGGCTGGTGTTCCCATTTCGTACATCAAGTGCGCTTCCGGCGTGTTTCTACCTACAAGGAAGACAACTACGAATACATCACTGGTTGAGCCCGGTACGCTGGGGAGGTCTCCGCTATGGTTCGCACCTCCTCCTGTTGTCCCTACGGTAAAGGTCTCACTTGACCCCTGTCCGCCTGCAAACTTGTACATTGTTCCGTCAAGTACACAGTTTCCACCGTATACCTTGACTTCCCCTTTACTGCTACCGATTTCAATGTAGCCGGGAGTGTTGGGTACTATACTGTTCCTTAATGAGTCTCCACGAGCCCCGTCTCCGAGCCTCATGATACCATTACCGTGTAGTCCTTCGTAGATATTAGTCAAACTGGGGCTGGTTAATCCATCCCCGTCTCTTAGACCTTGTGCGTTTGCACCAAAGCCACTTCCGCTCATGTGTCCTGCTTTTGGATTCGTCATACTGTCACCTCAATGATTGCCGAGAAATGGAGTTCGTTGTTGCTGGTCTTCTGCACTGAGTTGTAAGTGTATCGCATAAAGTCAGTAGTGTCAGTGGAATCGCTGGGATTCTTGTACCTAATGACAACCTCTCTCAGTGGACGGGTGAAGGTAGTATCTAAAGCAAGTTTCGCTTCAACAAAGAGCGTATTGTCATCTACCACCCTGACGGTTGGGGTAACGACAACGGCAGGGCTACTGATGCCCCCGTCTTCCTGAGTCGCTACAGTACCGTCAAAACCAAACACTACTTCGTTAATACGACCTTTCAGTGTGTCAATCAAAAATCTCGTTCCTTCGTTTAATAGCGGCATATCATCCTCTCCTGTTCCCTAAGAAATAACTGTGTACTGAGCCAATCTTAAGATGGGAATTCAATTCTTCTGCGAAACTTGCAGATGAAAGTACGAACAACTCTTCGTCGTCGTCCACCTTGTGTACACTGGCTGACTTGATAACAACAGTAGTTGATGCTACGGAAGCAAGGTGTATGTGCCCTAACTTGTTACCGTTTGCAGTATACACTGCTTGGTTGTCTGTACCAAATGCACTTGTAGCGTTAGTTCCATTCACTGTAAATGAGGTTGTGCCGATAGCATATCCACCTCCGTTGTTGATGAGAACACCTGTGCTCTGTAACTGCTTGGTGCCGTTAATGGTGTTCCTACGATTGAGGCCGATTGTGTAACCTACACCTCTATTCATGTCCACTCGCTCTGATAGTTTCCAAGTGACCTTGACCTTGAAGCCAAAGGATGTACTGAACTCTTCTACAGAGAACTGCCTGTTACGCTCTTCGTTGGCGTCGGAACTACCTGCTACATCTATTTCTTGGAAGCGTTGCAGTACATCTTCCAGTGTCACATCTACCGAGTTGACATGTAGTTCGGTGGTTTTTTCGTTAAGATTGAGTTT